AATGCCGCCTCCTATGCCGCCGATGCCGGGAATGCCGCCAATGCCGCCTCCTATGCCGCCGATGCCGGGAATGCCGCCAATGCCGCCTATGCCGGGAATGCCGCCAATGCCGCCGCCCATGCCGCCTGTGCCGCCGCCTATGCCGCCTATGCCGGCGCCGATGCCGCCTATGCCGGCGCCGATGCGGAAACCATCTGGCGAAAATGCCCCGACATCATCCGTGAGGTAGCTGCAATCGGGGACCGGCGACCAGTCGAGACGGTGATAGGGCACGATGAACTAGCAGACGCTCTAGCCAACTGAGCTAAAACCTTTAAGGACAAACCAGTGAGTATTGACGCACGAATAAGGGCGGTAACGCAAATTTTTCCCGGCGACTGTGATTTTTGCGACAACACAGGGAAAGACGACAACGGATGGGACGACTGCCCTTCCTGTCACGGCACCTCCACTGGAAAAAAGTGTTTGCGATTGCACCTTGAAGCACGGGAGCCGGGAGCCGTTGCAGGGCAATCGGTGCTGACTGTTGTTAACCCGCCGGAGGGCGACATGGGCGGCTTGGTTGGTACTGAAATATGGGGCAACGCCAGCCAAATCATGGTCGGCGACAAACTGTGGGCGAAGCGTATCGGCTATACGCGAATTGAACTTATACAAGGCGCTCTAGCCTACTGAGCTAAAGCAGAAGTTCAGCGACGCAGATGACTTGTTCCTTGGCCGCCTCGTCGCCGCTAAAGCCCACAATCATTAAGGCTAGTTCTAGCCGCTCGTGAAAGATAGTGGACGCTAGGCGGCGTCCTGTGGCCTCTGACGCTATGCGTAACTCTACGCAGCCAGGTTCATAGACAGCCACGCCCCAACATTGCAGGTCTGCGTACGTCACGTACTTTATTGGGATATCAAACCCAAGCACGTCGACCGATAGCGGCTTTGCTTCAGAAATCATTGCCAAGCTCCATCATTGACACTATCGGTAACCGCCCATTGTCTGCGACAACCGCGCACGCAATAGCCGGCTTGGGGCCGACTCTCGCATAGGCTGCTGCGTAGCTGCGTCTGTCCAGACCACAGCCGACCTGCATGCCCCAAAGCCGCTGGCGTCGGTTGGCCAAGTGCCAGGCGTAAGCCTCGCTGTGCCTGTGGCCCTGAACCGTGGATACCTGCTCGCGTGCCGCAACCGTTCGAGCCGTCCCGCCCTCGCCGTGCTGATACAGTACGCCCGTCGATTCGTCAAAGTATTCCTCGACAAAGTTCCAGCCGGGCGCGTCCAGTACGTCCTGGTACGTGCGAACCCATCGTTTCGATACGCCCGAACTGAAGCATTTACGCCCGACGATGCGGTCGTGGTTGCCGATTGTGATGACGGCATCTGGGAAGGTTGCAACCCAGTCGCCGAGCTGGTCAATGGCGCGGTCCAGTTCTTCGCCGGCTGAATAGCCGTCTGGGTCTGTCTCGTGGTAGCTTGAGTAATGATTGTCCAGCACGTCACCGATGAAAACAACGCTATCGCAGCCGTACTCGTTCCAAGCCCTAACGCAGTGCTCAAGATAGCCCCCTTTGCAGAATGGTGCGTGCAAGTCTCCGACTACCAGCGTATTGCCCATGCGTGGCCCTTTAAGCTAGTGCTGTGTCAATCGCCAATATCGTCTGGAATTCTGCTGCAACGTCGACATTCGCCCCGCTTGCTGCGGCCACAATTCGCACGTCAGCGTTGGCGGGCACGATGATATAAGGATAAAACCTAATCTCTAGAGCGCCAGATTGGTTGCTGCAAGCTGCGCGCGAGGCCGTGCGGAATGTTTTGCCGTAGCGCCTTATCTGCAAAGCGAAGTCGGCTGACGCTGATGACTTCTCAAATACGCCAACCTCCATTGCGGTAATAATGCCATAGTCACGATACGACAGGGTCGTTGCACACTTCTGCGTGGAGTTGTCGCCGGCGACTGCCTTGGCGTGAATCTTGGCGGTAGTCTGCGGGACGCCAGAAACGATTGTATCATCCTCATAGCAATAGATGTCGCCAGCGAAGTCCGTCGAATCATTGTTATAGACGCGCGTGACTCGAGCCAGTGGCGTAGAAAGAACAACTTTATTCTGGCCATTGAGCGTTGCGGATTGCACAACGAATGTAAAGTTATCACTTGCCAGCGTATGGCCCTCGACAACAACAGCCTGCATGTCGCCAGCGTTTGAACTAGATAACGTGTCGATGCTGTTTGTTGTGATTAGCGTTTCTGTTCCGCCCTGGTTCCACACGGTCTCATAGGACGTGCCGCAGCTGGGATTGCGGCCAAACTTAAGCAGGTCTTTGGACTTCTGCACAACCGACGCACGCACGCCGTAATCGCTGTAGATAACGTCCAATGCGTGCTCGATTCCGGGGTCGTTAGAACGGGGCCAAAACGTCATACCACATACCACCTGCTAAAGTCGGCGCTGTATTGGAGTGTTATTGTGCTTCCAGATGCGACGGCTGCCGGGAACTCGCCAAACACGGTCCCGCCACTGAATGAAAGGTTATTTACCACCGTTTCGCCATAGCCTATTGTACCGCCAAAAACAACTTTCACGAAGTCGTTATCGTTGGGGCTTTCAGGCAGCGGAAACGTGACGCTATCAACCGCTACGCCTGGATTGTAGAAGTAGGTACCGTTTAGATAGCCCGTCAGCGGCGTGCGAACAGCAGCAGCAGCAGCAACCGTTTGCACTGTCGGGCTGATGATTATCTGTAGGTTACGCAGGTCGAGATATGGATTTTCTTCATCTGTCCAGCTTCCTGAGTTGAACTGTGCCGTCAGGTGCGAGAAGTCGATAGCATAGACGCCGAAGCAGTCCGCCCCTAGGTCCTCCCCGCTAAAGTAATACTCGAATACCTGCCCGCCGAAAAACCTTGAAAGGCTCAAGACAGCGTTCCAAGTTTTAAAGGTGCCAGCGTCATTTTCCCCAAAATTGATGCTAAGGCTGGCGACGTATTGCACGACGGCATTTCTATCTGCAAGCTCAAGTTCTAGCGTCTTAAAGTTGGCACAGCCAGGCATTTCGAGCTGATGCTCTTGGTTGAATTGCTCCTTGATTGACGGGCCGTAGAGCGTCAGGTCCTCTGCGTGCCCGTCCGGGTCGACAAAGATATCGGGAACCCCAACTGGGTCGTATGGGTTAACCTCAACGCCAGATATTAGGACCGTCACATTCGCCGGCATTGCCCCGTCTTTGCATTCCGCACAGCTGACAGTCTCCTGCTGGGCGCATCCGCAATCTAGCTGCATCCTTGATAGTATTTGGCGGGCGTCGCTATTGAGACTTAGGGTCTCAAGCAACCCAAACAGGTCACACGGGGAAAAGCAGAGCGATGCCTCGCCACCAACGGCAAGCCAATAACCGCCGCCAGAGCCGGCAGCCGAAACCCAAGTTAGAAACGCCGTATCGCCCTGCTGTAACGCGGAAAGCGTGTAAGCAGTCAAGCCAAGCTGGCTACCCTCTTTTTGGTTAGGGTTTCCGTTCTGCACCGTGAACGGGCCAGAGCCATTGGCGACAATGTCAGCGTCAGCTGTAGCGAGATACCCTGGCGAAGTTATGGGAAGGTGCGGTTCCGGCACCGTATTCTGTATCGCAGGTCGGACCACGCGCCGTATTTTGGCGGCGTCCCTTGCGTTTGGAATAGCGGGCCGGTTTGGGTTACGCACTGCCAAAGCCCTCGAATGATACGCGCGCGTCACCCGTTTCACCCGCCGCCAGCTTGAGCATATAGGTTGCGTTTGGCGATAGTTTTTGCGGAAGCGACGCACCAGCCGGTATTGTTGCGACTTCGACAATAGAGCCGCCAGACTCCACGCCGAACACAACCACCTTGGCTTCGTCGTGGTTCGTGATAACCGCTATCTCTGGGCTTGTTAACTGCGACAGGTCAACGGTTGTGACGCCAGTGCTGACGACGATAACGCCCGGCGTGCCGGCCCCCGTTTCCTCGGTGTAACTAAAGGTTGCACCAGATGCGTTGTAGTTATTTGAGTGCGTGAAATTTAGCGTTGCCATTAGCCTAGTTTTCCTCTTAGGTTTGCAAGCCAGCCAGAAGCCAGCGGCCCCTCGCCGGCCACAATTGAATTGAACGGACGCGTGCCCAGCGTGGACCACTTCAGCACGGCTGGTGGGTTGCTGCTGTCTGCCGGTTCGCCGTTTTCCTGCAAGCCAGCATTCCCCCGTAAGTGCCCATCTTCGCTTGTAATGGCCAGGCCAAGGCTGTTGATATTCCCAACGCTTGGCACTTGCACCCAGTGATAGCTAGGGTCGGGGGCCAGCATCATCTGTACATGGACGCGATAATAAGGGCTTCCGCTATAGTATCCAGCTTGCTCTTGCTCGGCCAACAATACTCTCGCTTCGTATTTCCCCACAGGGTAGCCAAACAGGTTAAACTCGTCGCTGTTTAACTTGTTGTCAAAGTATAGCATTATGAAAGTCGATAACGTCTGGTCGTATGTGTTGAACCAAATGTCAACCACCGGTGACTTGCGCGTGACTTTCAGCGGGCGGTCCAGAGGCTGGCCGTTCGTGTGCGTCACGGTCTGCTTGGAATTGAAGTCGGACGCCTTCGCTCCCGAGCTGCTAATTTTATACGCTTCCGCTTCGTCGAACTGGATGTCTACGAAATCGAATCGATATTCGCAATTCCGCAGGGCTGGCGGTTGCCTAGCCGTGCCTGGGTATTCGTCGTTGCCCCAAATTGGCTCGCGGTAAATAACCTCAATTTCCCATACACGCTTGCCGTCAATCGGGCGTGGCGTGTAGGCACGGAATTCGTAGGCAAACAATGAAGGGTGGTAGCTGGCACCGCTCAGCGTCGTGCTAACGCCATTGCTTGCCCCAGTGTAGCTGTTTACATACGCTGTGCCTCGCTGTGGCATCCCCTTAAGCCAGGCCAGGTTGATAGCCGTATGGCCGTCAATCGCTGGTGCGTTGCTGGAAAGTATCAGCTGCCACACCTGAACGATTCGGCCTTCGGTAATGCTGCTGATGTCGCTTGCGGGTGACTCAAGCAGACCAAGCGTTGAGCCTAAGGAAAGCGTACTCAGGTTTGGCCCTGAAGCCAGTATAGTTCCTGCTAGTCTCGGCATTAGTGAAAGTGCCCCCTTGTTGCATACACGGCTTGCGCTGTTGGGTCATTTGTTGCGCGGTTGCCCCGCATTTGTGTTGGCTCGTTTGCACGCACCGTGGCATCGTGTAGTGCTGGAATGGGCGAAAGTGCCCCAGGCATTAATAGCGAACTGAAACCGTGCTGCCGGAAATTACCTAACGAAGATATTCCGCCAGTGAATGCACTCATTACATCGAATGATTCATTCGCTGACTTGAAGAACTCGGCACCTTCAACCAGGAATTCGCGCAGCTGCTCGACAGAGTTTTGTATATCGTCACCAAACACATCGACCAAAGCAATGCCAAGCTTGTTTGCGGCAAAGGCAAGGTCTGACATTGAGTCCTTAAACTTGACTGCGTTTGCAATCTGCTTTTCAGTAATTGGTCCGCCAGACTTTGCAATCGTAGCCTCGGCTTCCACCACAGCCGCCGCGTTATCCTTGAGCAGCCGGCCAAACTGAAATCCTGCCGTTTCGCCGGTTAGCCTTTGAAAGAAAGCCTGCTTATCATACGTGGTCCCAAGCTGTTCTATCCGCTTCGCTGTCACTTCCAGTGCGTCGCCTGGGTCCATACTTGATAGCTGCTCGTAGGTTAAACCAAGCAGTTGAAAATAGCGCGTAGCCTCGCCCGTGCCCTGCCCTAACTCACTGACGCGTTGCCTGAATGTTCGGATGCCGTCCGTCAGTGTGTTATTTTCGACGCCAGCCTTAGCGGAGGCAAGCCGCCACTTTTCCAATGACTGCGTCGTCATACCAAGCGACTCAGCCGTTTTCGTTAGTTCATCCACGCCAGTAGATATGCGATTGGTAAGCGTGAACATTCCAGCGCCCAACCCAACCACAGCAGCTCCGGCAAGTGAAGCCCCGGTCGCAATGGCGGAAAGCGAACGCACGCTAACGCCAGACATTCGCGAGAATGACTGTACAACGCTTCTTTGCATGTCCTTAGAAACGTCACCGAAGGAGCGAACCTCAAACTTCGTCTCCTTCATCTTGCGTTTGAATTGTCTATTGTCGGCTTTCACCAAAACAGACATTGACGCTACTACGTTATTTTCCGCCATTATTGAACCATTCCATAAACGTAATGTCTTCTAATATGCGGTTCGGGCTAACGCGTTCCATGTACTCGACGTAGTCCCAGCGGTAATGGTGGCAGACGATGCGGGCGGCCCGGTAAAGGGCATCCCGCTTTATTCGTTTTTTGCCGCCACCCGTTCCGTGCGTTCGCTGCGGTTCGGTGCGTCTGGCTCTAGCCACTGCAAGGCACGTATAGCCGCTGTAATAACTCCCATTGGGCCGCTCGGCATTTCCCGTATTTTGTCCGCAATTTCCTTGTCGTACTCCATTCCATTGACAAGGAATCGGCACGGGTAGACTAGATGGCCGTCAGCGTTGCAGCGGCTGGCGATAATGGCCAAAGCGAACTCCGGCTGTTCGCCTTTCTTCGCCTCAAATTCTACAGACCAAGCCGCCTGTGCAGACATTTCCTTGATGTAGAATTCTTCGTCAATGCCTGGTACGTCAACAGACCGAATACGCAATTGATGTTCAAACAACTTTAGGCTCCATCGGAATCGGTGGATTCACACTATCGAATTCTACCAATTTTCGGATTTCCGCGATAGTCGCTTCAGAAAGCAGCTCAAACATCTGCAAGCAGCCGCCACCGACGCCGGCAACTAACTTGCCGTCGATGAATATAGCGCTGCCGTCCACGACTTTCACTTCAGGACTATTGGTATGTGACAATGTTGTTATTCCCGTCTAGGTGTATAGTGAACGTCTGCACATGTGCTTCATCTATATTTAAGTCGCCGCTATTGCTTGCCTGCACTACGCCTGTAGAGGACCAGTATTTATTGGAGTCCGGCGAGTAGACTGCGATTGCCACACTTGCGCCACCCAGTGTTTGAATCCACGCTGCAGCATCGGGGCCAGAGCCGAAGTCGCCGTGCAGCGTAACCTCGAATCCGTCATGCTCTACACGGTCACTAAATAGCTTTCGCCTCAGTGGGTTTGCAGCCTGTGGCTCCAGTTCCTCAACGTCCACAACTGCGACGCTGCGTGAAATGCCGGCCACGCTAATTACGCGTGCAATTTTGGTCCCGTCCACTTGGACATAAGAGCCATTTCCCAAACTTGCCATTACATGTACTCCTATGGCACCAAGGCGACACGGTCAACGATTACTGCATCAGATGACGTTGTCGGCCCGTCAATAATTAATTCTTTTACGCCAGCCGTCAGGGCTTTTGTGCCCACTAGCGACCAGCCGTCCGTGTTGCGCACCGTCGATGCGCCATCGTATGTATCACTGCTGCCGTTTGACGTTATCGCAAACGCTTCGCCATCTACAGCCAGCGTTGCGTCGCCAGGGTTTACGCCCGTGTGTCTGTACCTAACGTAGATGCTGTACGTTGTTGCAGCAGCTTTCGCACTGGCGAAAATCTGTTCGCTGATGTTGTCATTCTCGCCGACACGCCAAGCGTGGCCATTGATTGCCACACCGTCACTAACCGGGAAGGCGTCGTCGTCTGGCGTCCACGAAAGCGAATCAACCAGCAGAATGCCATCGTCTGTTGGGTCGCCTGGATTGTCTTGCTCAACTGTAGAAATAAACTCAGCAAGGCCAAAAGCCGGCAGCGTCTGGTTGTGCTCGACGCTTAGCGTGACCGTTGTGCGGTAAAGCCAGTCTTGCCCAGCACCCAGTGGCTCTATCGGGTCTTCGTATGGTTCCGACTGCAGAAAAATGCCTTGCGTGCTGTAGTCGCCGTTTAGCGTGCCCCGGTACTGATGAAACAGCTGCTTTATTGCTTCGGCTATTTCGTAGCGGTCTTTGTTCGTGCTGTATAGCTCAACGTCAACCTCTGCAATCGCGTTCTGTGCTAAGTCGTCCAGCCGCAAAATCGGGTCGCCGCCGGCGGCGCTCAGTACAATTAGATGGTCTTTCTGTTCCTGTGGTCTAACGCTCAGGTAGATATTGTCACCGACATAGTGGCGAATTATACGCCGCGCACGATTACGCACGCCATCGTTTGTCCGCTGGCTGCTGGTGATGTAATCGTAAAGCGCTAGAAGTATCATTTCGCCATCGACCGGATTCTGTTTCTCAAGTTACGCATAAAGAACTTTCGAACTTTGGCCTTGTTTCTGTAAAGCGATGGAGCCAGGAATTTGTGCTCGCCCTTTTTAATGCGGCCCGTTTTTTGGCCGGATGCCTTTTGCCGTTCCTTGGTGCCCAGCTCCAGGAAATAGCCATAGTAAGCGTCGCCCGTATTGCCACCCTTTCCTGGAAGCCCGCTGACGACAATAATGCCAGCGACGCCACGTTTCATTTTGACGCCATTGCGTGCCGTTGCCGCCCTTACCTTTATCTTGCGTCGCAGCAAGCCCGTATCTACCGGAGCGTTGCGTTTAGCCACAGCCTTAACGTACTTTCCAGCCTCGCGGAGTGATTTCCTTATAGCTTTTTTGGCTTCCTTGGGTGCAACCTGTCCAACTAGCTTTTCAAATTCTTTAATACCTTCCAGTTCGACTTTTACTTTAGTCACTGTCCCACGCCTCAAGGATGGTCAGTTCTGCACCTGTGGCTGCCGGCTTAATAACCGCCAGCTCTTCGCCGTTGCTGTTGTCTGTTTTCCTGAATAGGCTGTCACCTTCCGGCCCGCCATCGTCGTATGCGTAGTCGCCGTCCGTCAGTAGTGCCGCCAGCCCTTGGCTAAACGGTGCGTCGTCCTCGTTGCAGTACAGGTCCAGCGAGCAGTTGGGCGGAAGCAAGCCAGGTCCGTAGCTGATTGCTGGCAAGCCCGTGCCAGCTGGAACAACCCACTGCTCTGGCGCTCCGTTGACCGTAAGGGATGGCAGATTTTGCAGCGTTTCTGTCTTGGCGTCTGGGAAGTACCAAGCCGCGCCGCCTAAGTCGCTTACGATGGCCGCAACATCGGACGTTTTGCCCGCTGCTCGAATGGCAGCTTTGGTTGCAGCGTCCCAGACGACGGTCGGGTCTTTGTGGACTAGCAGTTGTGACTGCGTACCGGCGAACGGAAAGGAACCGCCATCGTATGCACCGACTTCGAAGTCGGCGGTTGAACCATAAACGAATGTTCTAGCTGTATCGCTCCATACTGTCCCGACAGTATTACCGTCGATTTCATACACAACCGTACCAGCGTCAAACGTCATTGATACGTGATGCAATTGACCAGCTGTGATTACAGATGTTGCCGTTGAGGCATTTGCGACTGTAGTGCCGTTTTCGCTAACGGTTATTCTGACTTTTCCGTCAGTCTCCACAACTAACAAAAAACCGCGTTGATTTCCGGTTGGCACATATTCGCCAATTACTACCCTAGTGGCAGCAAGCGAATCGACCCGCATCCAAAGCGATACGCAAAGTTTTGCTGAACCGCCAAGCAGATTCGCCCGCGAGAAGTAATCATTAGCCCCATCAAACCAAGTCCCCACCGAATAGCCATCCTCGACCAGCGTTCCGCTGCCGGGCACATTCGTCTGGTTAGTCCAGATGTTAGCAAGCGTGCCGGTAATGGTGCCGTCGTTGCCGTTGCCTGATACGTCGTGAGCTACGTCGCCAGCGCCTTCGGTTAGTGGGTAGTTGCTGCTTACGCCATCAACGGTAAATTCAATCAAGCCCACATTGCCTGTAAAGTGTGTTGCCACATCACCATCTACCCGCCTACCCACAACTACGTCGGTCCTTGCCAAGGAAGCGACAGCAGACAGTGCTGTTGTATCAATGATAGTTCCGTCAAGCGTTACTATGCTAAACGAACCAGTAAACTCGACTTCCAATAAGTGCCAGCTGCCGTCTACAAGGCTAGAAATGGCAACGCCGTTGTCTGTAGTGTCACTAGAGACGAAAAGCGTTCCCGAACTATACGAAATTAGATAACCGTCGTTATCTGCGTCGCGTGCTTCGAGAATTACAAAATTACCGGCGTCGGATGTCTTTAGCCATGCTGAAAACTTCCAGCTAGACGCACCGCTTAAATCCACTGGCAGCGTTAGATATTCCGTGCTCCCATTCAGCGTCACGCACGGACTGCTCAGCGGCATGTCGCGCGGTGCAATGCCTGTGTGTTGCAGCGTGCCGGGTTTGCCACGAACTACGTTGACGTATGACGCATTGGTGAGCGTCGAGCCGCTGATGGTTTCGTTGGGCGTGGTTAGGTATTGGGTGCCGTTGAAGTCGATGTTGCTGATGAGTCCGTTGAATTCGTCATGTGTCGTTAGCTGTTCTTCACCTTGACCGATGAAGGTATTGGATGTGGTATCAACGGTTACCGCCACTGTCTGCGTCGCCACCTGAACGCCGTCTAGCCACATAGTGAACACATTCCCCACCCGTGCAACCCTCGCGGTGTGCCACTTGCCAACCGTGATTGCGTTATTGCCACTTTGTAGCTGCGCGTTGCCGGGGGAAGCGTTAACAATAAGAAAGTCGAGATAAAGGCTCGCCTTGTTTATCCTCCACAGAACTCGCCCGTCAGTAGACGATGTCTTGAACTGGCTCAATAGCGTTTGGAATGTATCCGCTGAGTCGGTTGCGTGTAGGTTGAAGTCAACCGAGATGTCGAAGTCGCCCGTTGCTGGAATCAGGGCAGAACCCATATCGGCACGCGCCCACGTGTCGCCCGGCAGATAAATCGCCGTGCGATAACTATAGTCCGCTTGGTCAACGTCCGTCGTCGTATCGCTCTCGCCTCGCGGAACCATCGTCAATTCACCCGCCGCGCTGCCAGATGCTTTCAGGATTGGCAGGTTTCGGTTGGCTTGGTTGACAATCTGCGTTGCCGTCTGTTGGCTGAAATCTGTGTATAGCAGGATGCTGGCGTCGTTCTCGAAGTCGATTGCGGTGCCAGACTGTCCGCCTGTTTCAAGCCATGTTAGTTCGTCGTCGGTTAGGACACGGTCGGCAATTAGGTATTCGTAGTATTCGGTGTGACTGTTATGTGGCGAGCCTGCATTGCTGTTCTCGCCAATCCAGAATGTCTCGCTGTTTGATATCGCAGTGAAAGGCGAACCAACCGCTGTGTCGACCAACTCAGTCCCATTGAGCCACGCAGAGTAGTTACCCCCAACCTCAGCACTCACCGATAGAGTATGAATTTCACCATCTGGGATGGTAACTGCGGGTTGGTAAACCTGCCCCCCACTCTCATTGGTATACGCAAAATATATTTCGTTGTCGCCAGTGTTACGCCCAAACTGTATGGCAGAACCAAGCGAGTTGATGAACCCGTCCAGGTCGTAGGCGTTGGTACTGAGATACCTTGCTCGCCGCCACACCGTAAACGCCGTCGCTCCGTCGAGCGTCAGCTGCGTGTCCAGATAGTCATCCACGCCATCCGAACACCAAGCCTGCGTTCCGCCAACGGAATTGGCAAACGAATAGACTGGACTTGCCGTGCCGCGAACCGTGGCGATTGCAGCCGTCGTAATCGTTGCATCGGCTGCGCTGCCCAAGCTGCCACTGTTGCGAAGCGTCACGGACGTTACCGGGTCTTCGCATTTGTAGTGCCGTGACGGCACTAAGGAAACCGCTACCCCCGATTGGCTTCCAGTTGACAATCCAGCAATCGCCAGCAAGTCAGCTTGCGACAACACGCCGTCATATACGCGAATATCGTCAAACGCGCCGTTGAGAAAACTTGTAGATGAAAGCCCGTATCGCCCAAGCAGAAGGTCGTTGCCGGACGTTACGTCAGCAACGGCGCCCGCCACAACCTCACTAGCGTTGATGGCGGCACTGACCGTGCCGTCACTAGCAACGGTAACAGATAGTAGATACCACGTGCCCGCCGTAATCACGCCAGCCGATGACACGGTTGCCACGCCGTCAAGAAATAAGCCAACCTCGCCTGTGCTCGTGACGTAGCAATCTAAACCGCTGTTTGCAGTAGGCGAGTTAGACGTATTAGAGAAAAATCGGGCGTTAGTTCCCGGCAAAGAATTAACCTTAACCCACGCTGTTATAGTGCGGTTCCTGTTCGCACCGATGCTTCCAGCGTTGATATACTCGCTCGTCCCGTTAAGCGTGACCGCATACTTCGGCAGCAGTTGCCGTGGCGTGCCGCTTTGCAGTGGGTCCGTGTATCGCTCTACGCCGTAGACGGTGCGGGCGGCAGGGCTGATGCGTCCAGGCTCAACGCGTAGCTGTAGCTGGTCGCCCAGAAGCTGTGCAGGCGTGCCTGCACCAGACGAGCCTCGGCGGCGGTTCTTGTTCTTCGTTCTGCGTCGCATCGAAGCCCCTTATACGTCTACGCGTGTCTCGAGCGTGAATGTAGCTACGCTGTCGGTGCCGCTGCCACGGATAAATTCCATATCAGCAAAGTCGCCACGAATGAATTCCACCGTTTCGCCTGCTGGGATAATGTGCCCGAATGTGGCGGTTGGTGTCTGGTCGACCAAGTACCGAATGACTGTATCACCCGTTACCGTCAACGTAAGTCCGCCGGCAACCTGTGCCGCGGAGAAGCCGATTGTCTGTAGGCTGACCGCCGTACTGCTGACGGTGTAAGCCTGTGAAACTGTATTGTGAACTTTTGCCATTACGTTCTAGCCTCTTGTGTGGCTGTTATCTGCCATTCGTGGTTTGTTTCGTCTTTGTTTATTACGCCGTCAATGCTCAGCCTGCGCCCGTCCCACAGCTCGATATACCATGCGGTATTCCAGTCGCAGGGGAACCAAGGGCAACGAAGCGTGAACGCGTTAGAGGTCTCAATGCCTTCGCCCCGCGTGGACTCGCCAGCCGACGTCGGTTCCATCGATACCCACACGTTAAACAGCGCCTTGCGTTCGCGTGTGGTCCGTACCTTTTCCACGGCTGGCTGATAAACGGTCGCGGGGTATTTATATTTGCCCGAATTCATCGCCTGCGTTCAACTGGATTACTGCGTTGACAACCTTTTCGTGATTGGGCGAGGCGTCGCGCTGGTAGTACATCTCATGCGCTACCAGCTTGATGACGTGCTTCACTAATGGCGGAAGTCCAGCCCAGTCCGCACTGTGGCCCGCTACGTACGTTACAACGACGCCAGCGGGGGAAATGGTCTGCGGTATCACCTTGTCATAAGCGAGCCGCACGGTGCCTGCTGATGCGTCTACATCGTACTCAGTGCTGGCCCAGGTCTGCTGTGCGTCGTCGGTGTCTTGATACTGGATGGACGTTACGGAAACCAGCGGACCCTGCGGCAAGCTGAAGTAACTTTCCAGGCAGTCCATACCGTAGGTATAGGTCGACTGGAATACCGTAATCCGCGCCAGTTCCTCGATGAACGCAACGGCTTCGTTTCCGATGTCGCCGACTTCCAAGTCAGCGTAGTCACCCATTATCCGCAGGTGGCGTTTAAGCTCAGGGACGCCACCCATATCGCGGAAGTCGGGAATGCTCGCCCTACTCAGACTTATCATTGCGCGCCTGCCGTTTCTTGCGTGCGGGCTTCTTCGCTTCTTCCTTTTCAGGGTCCACGAATTCCGGTTCTGGTTTGGGTTCAGCCTTCGGCTTGTCGATTGCAACCGCCGAGCCTTCGGCAATCCATCGTTCCGCCAGATAGTCGGGTGCCTCGACTTCGTCGCCAGGTCTATTACCGGCCCAGCTGTGTTTCAATTTTACGTACATTGTGCGCACCTTAGAAAGAAAGAAAACGGGCGGCCCCGCCGTTGTGGGGCATGTTGTTTGGCAGGGCCACCCGATAAAAGCGGTTTACGCCATCGTCAGCTTTTTAATAGCTGCCGACTGGATAACCTTCGAATCGTGACGGCTGAACGCCACGAAGCCCGTGCAGTCCGTTTGGCGGAACAGTTCCGACATCACGAACATTGCCATTGGCCCAGCGTCACGGCAAACAAATTTGCTCATGTCGCCGTAGACGATTGGCACCAAGCCGGTCGTTTGGGCTGGCATCTCTTCGACAACCGCAACCGGACGGCCCAACAGCAGCGCGGGCGTTCCAGCTTGCAAGCCAGGCTGCCACAGATACTGGTCGTAACCGGTACCTGTGTCCGACTTCAGGTAACGAATGTTAGTTAGAACAGCTTTGTTCATCGCCCAACCAACGTTTGGCCCGCCTTCGTAGGCTTCGTCCAGCGACGATTGCAGTTCAATCAGTTCGTCAACGTCAACGACGGTTGCGGACGCAGCAGTAACGCCTGCGGATGCGCCAACAGTGATGCCCTGAGGCTGGCTGGAACCGGTTCCGGTTGCCAGGTAGCCAGCAAGTCCACGCCCGATACGCTCACCAAGTGCCGCGCCAATAATGCTAGGCAATACGAATGCCGAGTCGGTAAGCAGTTCTCGCGAAGCAATCATCGGGGTCGATGAAATCTTGTACGCGTTGAAAACAATCTGTGCAAACGTCGGCTCTACGGACGTTCCAAACGTGGTGTTTTCCGCCAGCAGCGCGCCGCTGTTGGAAACGTCGTTCATGGTCGGCCACGGCAAGTCGTTGCCAGACTCAGTCGACAGGATACGGCAGACACGACGCAAGCCGCCGAAGGCCTCCATTGTGGTTTCCAGCTCTTGAACGAAGCCTTCCGGCACCGTTTCGCCACCGTCGCCAGCGGTTCCAACGGTCAGGTTGGCACGCTGCTGTGGCTGGCAGTTGATGCCGTTATAATCGGCCCACTGGCCAGCGCTTTGGCGGTTGCTGTTGTAGCGACGCATAATGACTTCGTCGCCAGCGTTCTCGCCGTAGCCCAATTCGCGGAGCGTGTGCTTGTCTTCGTCGGACAAACTAAAGCCAGCCTTCGAGTCACGCTGCAGCCATTTCTGGAACGCACGCAGCTTCATTTCCTCGGTCGGGGCACGTTCGCCGCGCTCGATGCTGCGGGTCTGCCGTGCTTTGCCGACTTCGCTGCGTGCTTCCGATTGCTCTTGGCTGTGTCGTTCTTCGACTTCAGCGATACGGGCAATGCGGGCGTCTACGCGCTCTTGCTCTTGGATTTGCTCATCAAGCGAATCGTAGCGTTCGCAGACTTCCTCGAAGTTCTGCTTGTCTTCTGCTGTCCATTCGTCCCGATTGCGGAACGCTTGGATGTCGGCAGCCGCTTCTGCAAACTGCTCGCGAAGTTCTTTCAGGTTTGCCATTGCGGCCTCCTAATAGGGTTGAATGCGGAAACGCTTCCGCGTGTGCCCCACAAGTTAGCCCCACTTTTGCAGCGTCAATCTTTTGGGTTGCGCTGCGCAACAATTTCAATGAACTTGTCAGCACCTAGTGGCTTATAGTTGATGCTGTCAGAGCGTCCGTTTTCGCTACGAATAGCGGTAGAAGTGGCCTTGTACGCCGGATATGTAACCGGTCCAACGTCCATCAGGCGGGTAATTTTATTTACCTCGTAAACCACCCTATTCTGCTCGCGGTCCTCAATGCGTGTCTCATCCTCAATGAAGAAAGCGAAGCTAGAACCGGCCACGTCGCCACGTTCAATCAGTTCCAGGATGTCCTGCCGGCTTTCTGGCGGGTCGATTTCATACCGCAACCCAACCTCATCGACAGACAAGCGAAGCGTTCCAGATGTCGAGCGGCCTAGGACGTGGTTGCTGTCGTGGTTAAACAAGGCAACGCAGTCTAGCCCTTCCTCCGATAGCACGCCGTCAGCACAACCGGGCATCATGCGCTCAACGATGCGTTCGCCCATTTTGTATTCAGTGTCTGGGTCGTCCTCGCGGTAGTACGTCAAGGCATAGCCAACAATCCGCTGTTTGCCGTCCTCGTCCGCACGCAGCGTTACGCCGCCTTTATGTACTCGTTTTTCAGCCATTTATTTAGCCTCGATGTTATTGCCGTGTTTCGTTTGTTTGGGGTGACTTCCTCAATCGCCCGTTCAATAATTACCTGTACGCTCAGCCCCGCATCACGAATAACTAACGCCGGGCCGCCGTTCGTTCCAATGTGTGCGTTTAACGCCCGCACCGTGTGCCCCATGTGCCGTTCTGCCACCGAATCGACCAAGCCTTCGAAGTTCTTGTCTTTCCAAGAAACGAACGATTCAGGGCTGTAGCGTCGCAGGTTGTCTTTAACCCGGCTAACCAGCTCCTTCACTGCCGCATCTTTCTGATTCGCCAGCAAGGCGTCTAGGTGGCCACGTACGGCGTCGACGGCTTCTGGTGCGTCATCCATAGGGGAATCGTCTACAGGCGATTCTGGGGGCATCTGGGGGGCTTCCTGTGGCTGTGGTTCCGCTAGTGGCGGCAAGTGCATCTCCGCGCGAACTTCGTTTACGGTCTTAATGCCATTGCTGACGTACGTCTGGGCCACGCCTGCGCGGGTTTCGGAATCGGACGCGATTAGCTCGCTGATATCGTGTGCGAACTTGTGGCTACATAGCTGTTTTTCGCGTTCACGTAGCAGCTTCAGGTTGCATTGCCCTTCCCACGATTTCAGCCAGTGGCTAAGCGTGGAATTGACATAAGCCCGTTCTTCCATTTCAAGGCTATTGTATGCCGTCCTGCCATCGTGCCCCAACTTGTGGGCCGGAATGTTCAGGATGCGTGCGACTTCCTTAACCTGTTCTTGCCGGCTCTCGGTCAGCTGCGATTCGTCGGGTGCGAATTGGGCGCTGTGGAACTTGGCGTTGTCACGCAGAATGACAGTAGCGAATTGCCCGTCGTTATCCTCATAGCGTTTCCGCCAACCTTGTTCCAGCTTGTCTTTGCCCTTGTCCGACATACCCGCCGGTATTTCCAGAATACCGCCCTGCCGTCCGCCCTTCTTGAAGAATCGCGACGCAAAGTTGTTGGCGGCCAGGCTAAGCCCAATTGCGTTCCTGCAGTCCACAATCAATCGGTTATCGTGGTAGCCATCTAACGCCCCGTACGGTGCGCTGATGTGCAGCACATCCTCATCGCGGAAGTGTATCAGCTCGCCGTCAATTTCTGACTCAATCCGCCATTCGCCAGCCTCGCGGAAGTACCGGCGGTGCGTGCGGTCTGAAAGCAGCGGATAAAGCCCGGTTGCAAGCCCGCTGTTGCGGTCGCGTTGAATCCAGGCGTATCCATGGCCATACAGCACAGCGTGCCACATGATTTGGCGTCGGAACTCATACGCCGACTGTTCAGGGTTCGGCAGCCACGAAACCAGCTTATACGCTGGGTGCTTGCGTGCGACTTCGGACGAGCCGTCAGCGGCCATGCGGTACGGATACAGTGGCACCTTGGCCACGTCGCCACTGAGCAGCGTAATGCCTTGCCTAAACGCCGGCAGCCCGACAGCGGTGCGTGCCGTGACGTGCTCGCCGCTATTCGCTGTGCTGCTGATGTAGGGGTCGTTGATGCTTTCCAGGTATTGACGGTCGCCGCCAAAGATGGTCTGCAGGTAACGCTTCAAGCTATCCCACATTACATAACCTCGAGTTCGTTTGATTCGTAGAAGTCCAGCTTCAGGGACGCTTCCAGCTGCTCGACTTTTAGCCCCATAACCATCGCCGCGATACCGTCAATTGTGCGAGGGTCGCCGCTGTCGTCTGATGGTTTAACGGGGCGTCGTTGTTTCGTGAATTTGTTTTTATGGACGTGGCAATGCGATATCTGCCAGTCAAGAACAGGGTTGGCCGGGTGCTCTATCGTGCCCGCTAGAATTTCCTCTTCCAGCTGGGCTGTTGGGTTGGCGTATTCCGCCATACTTTGAGGGAAAATGACGCGCTCGACTTCGTGGACTTCTTCGAGCTGTTCGGTCAAGTAATCAGCGAAAGTCGGGTCATAAAAGACGTGTGTGCAAATAACCTTGTCCAGATACGGCTTGAGCTCATCCAATACTTGCTGGTGACTGATGGTATCCGCAGGCGTCAACGATATGTGGCCCTCGCGCTGCCAATCAAGGAAGCCGGCAACCTTGCCGCTGTGACGACGGGCTGTATTCTGCGGCAACCAGAACAAGGGCCACACGCGGCGGCGTCCGTTCTCTTCGTGGAACACAAAGCAAGCCGCGGTCATGTCGCGGGTGCGTGACAGGTCCAGCCCCAACGCACAATACTTGCCCTCTTGCTCGTCGAATGTAAAGTCGGACGCGCACTTGTCCCAACTACCGGCACGGAGCCACGGGTTGCTGCTGTGTTGCCAGATATTCAGCCGGTACGTGCCGAAGTCGTATAGTTCGTCCAAGCTTGCATTCTTGGATTCAAGGAAATCAGCTTTGAATTCCGACTCGCTAATCGTGTTGCCCCAAGCCGGATTTGCCGCTTTGCCCATTGACACGACTTGGTCTTCGGTCAGTTCTTCCAGGTCAACAGACTGGTCGGCTTCATAGCACAGATAGAAGAATTGGTCGTCCACAGCTTCGCCAGTGCTGACGCTTCGTCCGTAGTCTTGCCGTTCCTTACCGTGGCCACGCGTGTCTAAGCCCGCCGTTGATACGCCCAGCTCGATTGGTTCCAGGCGGCTGATACCAGCGCGCTTGATACGCTTCATAAACTCGGCGTCCACGACGTGCCGTTCGTCAATCAGGATGGAGCCGTTGATGCCTTCCTTCGACTTCGTGGTCCGGCTGTTCGATGACGACAGCGGGGCCAGCTGCGAGCGTGTTGGGACGTGCGTAAACTTCATTTCATTGATTCGGTACAGGCATACGCTTTGCAGTTCCGGTGACGCTTCATACGCTGCCACAGCGTGACCACCCACTAGCTCTTTTGCCTGTGCCCCATCCTTAGCGCCGAAGTAAACTTTCTGCCCAGGCTCGCCATCACCCACCGTCAAATACCAGCCGATGAAAGCCATCGTTGGCGACTTCTTGTTCTTTTTCGGTATCCACACGTCGCCGCGTCGGAAGCGTCGCAGGATGCGGTTGTGCTCGTCGCTGTAATGGACCCAACCAAACAGCCGCATAATAAACTCATATTGCCAATCGCAATCATGGCCATCCTTGACGCACTGTGCGTAATGCCTTGCCCGTTCCATCGCCACGTCCGGCTGAAACGTGTGCGGTATCAGCCAGGTCTGCCGACACGTCTTGCAGCTGTGCATCACAGCCGGTTCGCCAGCCCAGCGCCCCTCGTATAGCCGCATATAGCGCTCTATCCACCACACCACATACGCACCCTGCAACACATCGAACCAATGCGTGCCAGCAGCCGCTACGCGCTCGTCTGATGCGTCGCGGACCCAGTCGGGCGTGTCGGCTTCGCATTCGTCCTTCGGACGTGCCGGCGGTCGCGTGCAAAGCTCATGGCCCTTGGCTGCAATAGCCTTCGGGTCTTTGCCGTGCGCGCGTCTGTCGGGTAGTCGTTCGAATGCCATGCCTGTTCTATATGCAATCCTGCCTATTATCTATGCAAAACGCCGTTTGCGGAATGCCGCTAAACGCTTTGCGGTAAATCGCAGCAAAATGCAACAAAACTGCGGCATTATGCAACAAAGTGTAGCAAAATAACGCTGTAAAAATGTGCAAGCC